GGTCGGCAAAGCCTCTCCTTGAATGTCGCCAGAACTGCCAGCTGATTGGCCACCGGTGCGGCAGCCAATCCTACGGGTGATAATGTAACCATATCAGTTTTCTGTTTTTACGGTTACACTCCCACTCCCATGTTCCCCGAAGCGCATCCGCATCCTCCGTTCATCACGGAAGCGATGTAGCGGTTCTGTCTTTCCTGGGAGAGTTCAAACTTGAGATCCTGGATCTTCAGCTTGTCCTCAGCCGACCAGTGGTTGTTCAGCGTATCGATGATACGTTGCGTGTTGTCCTGACCCGCGCGGATGATGTCGCACTTGTCCTGTTGTGCCTGGAAGGCGGTAGCGGAGAATCCCTGCGCGATTGCCACGCCCAGATCCCGTTGTCCGTTACGGAGCTCACCGGTCTGCTGACAGGTCGCAAGCTGTTGCTCGTATCCCATCTTCAGGATTGCCTGTTGTGTCTGGCAGCAGCAGTTTTGCAAAGCCTGGATAATGTTGCAATCACCCATATTGACCGCGTTGATCACACGTTCAGCCGAGAAGCCCACTTGTCCGGATACCTCCTGGATAGCGGAACGTACAGCACAGATAGACTGGTTCAACATGTTGAAGTCACAGTTCAGGTTGTCTGACAACGAGCGGATGGCGCCCGTATTTCCATGAATACCGTCCATGAGCAGATTGCTGTTCTGGTTGTCGGACATCTGTGTGCGGATCGCATTGAGTTGTCCCTGGATTTCGGCATTCTGGAGGTTTCCTTCCTGGTTCCAGCCTTCACCGTACATCATGCGCATCATGCCCATCATCATCATGTAAGCAACATTGGTGTTACGAACGTACCGCTTCCGCACGTTCTCTCCGTGTTTCCACGGAGTTCGGACTATATCACACTGTTTTCACAGCCCTCGCACTTCGCCGCCGCTTGGCAGCTACTCTACTCACTTCTTCGGTGTTACCCTATGCTTTCGATAGTCTCTGAACGTTCCCCGGTAATAACCTGGGGCTTCGCTGCTGATTGCCCTACTGTAGTTCAGGGTGTTCCAGCAATTCACGAGGTTTTAAATCCGCCTGCTTAAATTAACGGATTGTTCATCCAGTTGTTCGCACCGCCATTCATCAGGGCGGCCATTTCGGCACCATTGTCCTGTCTGCCGAGCAATGCGCCCATGAGCGCATCATTGTTGCCGCGGTAAGGATCTCCGCAACAAATAATCTTTTCTTCAGCCATAGCCTTTATAATTTTATTAGGTTCCGGTCACTACTTGACCGTACTGCAAACATACTAGTCTGTCGCCGGCTGTTCTACGCATCGCTTCCCATGCGCTTCCTGATCTGTGACAAATAAATACCGATCATCGGTGAGGTGATGTTTCGTCTCATCAGGTGCCGGACGCCTCGGGCTGTTCGGTGAAGAAACGTTGCGATCTGGTCGGGATACAACCCCTTCTCGGTCAGAAGGGTAACAAGAACATACCTGGCATCGGTGGCCTCCATATCCTTGTTGTCGCCCAAAATTCTGTCTCTGGATACTTCCGTTTCCTGCTCTGTCAGGGAAAGCAGTCTAAAGAAAATTTCGCTCTTACACATAAATTTCAATTTTTATTCTTACTTTTGTGCACCACATAAAAAAAGAGTATACAGTTGCTTGCGTCAAGGACTTTAGCCCTCAGCGTGCAGGTATCTGTATACTCGTCGTTTTTTATGTGGTAATTTAAAACAGCGAAGCGTTGAGGGCTTTTTTATAATTCCCTCCTTATAATTGGATATTTATCTAGAAATCATTACTTTTGTCATTGAGGTAAAAAGTTTTTCAAGATTGTTTTTAATTGTTTTCAGGTATGAAGAAATCCAGAATGAATACTCCGGGACGGAGCTACGTTCACCGTGTATCGTCTATCGTGCGCATCTATGACGAGCATTCCCGTGACGGCCTGTCGAACCGGGAGATCCTG